GAATCTTTTCCCTAACGATTTGATTGATATTTGCTAATTCTTTTTTCGTCATCGTTAGAAGGGTAAGTCGTCATCAATACTATCTCCAGTTGGAGTGCGCTCAGGGATCGCCTGTTGTTCTTCCACAGGTATGTATGGCTCATTCAGTGAAACCGAAAAATACCTAACGCCCTTTGCAGAAGTTTTCATCCATAAGGCTATCTCCATTTCTTTCCCATTGGCAATAATTTTGCCTCGATAATCCGGATGCGTCTCTTTTGCCTTTTTGTCGTTCTTAAAGATCGCTCCTGTGTTGTTTTTGTTTTCCATTTGTTATGAATTTAAGATAAAAAAAATTACGAATATACTGCCCAACATATAACCCCATGACATCGCAATAGCCATCTTGAAACGCTCATCCCAATTTTCAGATTCAACCATATATCCGATGAATGGGAGTCCCAAAAATGGTGCTATTCCTGCGAAGATTATCATGCCGATTGGATTCTTATCTGCCACAAAGGTGATGTAGAAAGTCGAGCATATTTCAATGATAAATGCACTGAGGGCAATGATTAAATACTTCATATCCCTAAAGCGTTATTGTTTCCATCTACCATTAGTTCCAGTAGTAGTTGAGGCGACATAAAGTCCTTGTATTCCTCAATGCCCCGTTGTAGCCACTGATTGAATTTTTCCTCTTTGCGCTTCCTTGCAATATCCTTACGCACATCCTCGTTGGATACGAATACGTAGATTGTGTACCATGAGGTCTTGACTTGGAATACACCTGCCTCGAATAGAAGCCCCTCGTCTGCCAACATGGACACCACTGCAGTGAGGGATTGGTGAGTCATCCCCAATTGCTCCCTCATGGTGTAGATTGAAGTGCCATGCATTCCTGCATCTTGGATGTGCTTTAGCACCCGTACAATATTTGATTTGATTGCGCCCGTTCTAATTTGTTCGAGCCATGTTTCTACCTTTGCTTTCATAGTTTTGATAATTCATTCATTAATTCAGTTACTTCCAGTGCAGACAGGTTTCGCATCACCTCAGTGCCATCCTCAAGCGTATGCCATTGCTTCGTCTTGAAGTCGAATACCATCCATCTTGCATTGCTTGAAAAACAGGCGACTTCCACTGTGGATTTGCCCCCATCACAATACGTTCCTGCATCCCACGAAACCGATATTAAACATCCGTTTGGGAATTGAATAGTGAACGCATCATCGTATGCCTCGAATGCTTTCATATTTGTGTTTTTAAGTGTTTAAGGAATTCATCGTACATCTCCCTTGCTCCTTCTACCCGTAGGCGTATTTGCTCAATTACGTCTTCGTTGCGATCTATCCGGAAAGTTTTTATCCTACGGCTTTCATCCAATTGGTCGAACACTAATTGTTGCCTTGCCAATTTCTCCCCGATTTCAAGCATTTCGTCAAACGACTTATCGTTGTATTTAGGAAGGGGATGCAGATTGTACGCCAATCGTTCACCCTCTTTGAATACCATGTGTTCAGGTGCAGAAGTCAAGGTGTAGATCAGGTACGATGTTTTATAGCCACTGAGCCACATGTACGTCTGAAGTTGAAAATAGTAGTCGTTGTTTGGGACTTCCGTATCAAACCATGGAAACGTAGTGCCATCCCATGAGTTCTTTACATCGATTAAATACCCATTATCGAGTAAGTCAGGTTCACCAATTACCCAATTGTTCACAAGGCGTTGTTTCGGCTTCTGCAGATCAATCTCCCACCCTGTTACACGCCTCACCATTTCCAGTGATTCGGCTTCATTGATGATACCCTTTTCAATGTGCTTGGAAGTAACAAATTTGTCAATACCATATTCGTTGAATAGAACGGCATCTTTAATCACTTGGATTGCAGTCGCCCCCCATTCTTCCTTACCTCGTCCTTTTGTCATGAGCCTCCCTACCTGAGAGGCTCTGACTAACCAATTATGCCCTGTCATATCGAATCGATTGTGTCGATTTGTGTAGGAGTCAAGGCGTATGTTGTCTTTGCAGATTCAGCAGTAACACTACCTGCATTGATAGCCCCACATAAGCGAATGAACTCATTGTCGTTTAGAGTACGTTTAGACGGCTTGGAAATTTGTTGTCCGGATGCGTCTGTGTCCTTGTCGGTTACAATACCCAAAATTGAACTTATGGAATATCTGCGGAGGTAAGAAATGGCACTACCCAAAACTTGAAAGTCATTCATTCCTTTGAGAATAACGCCCTGTGGAATGGTAATTGAACTTTCAATAACCTCTCCAGTGTCGATGTGAAAAACAATCGTCTTAACCTTATCATCTTCCAACGGCTGAGAGAAGCCTAATCGATGCTTCGCTAACAGGGGATTGATAACGCTAAGGATAGTAGGAAGGTCGGCATAGGTATAGCCGAATCCCTTCGTTCCCTGCAGGATGACAGGACATTCCTGTTGGAATGCTGCGATAGCCTGTTTGATGTTGGTTGGAGTCGTTTCTGCTAAGACAGGTATTGCTACCTCTTGCATAGGGTCATGCTCCATTACCCTCTCTACTTGCTGCTTTGTTCTGCTCATAAGAGTGATTTTAGGTGATTAATTAATTCTTGTAAATTTAATAATTATTTTGATATAATCTACATTTTGCTTTGTATTTAGTGTAGATTTCTATCAATTCATCTCGAGTAAATTTTCGAGTATCGTAGGCTGACTTTTCCAGTGCCTCCAATCCATCAGTACCGATGCGCTCAATTATTCTTTTCCTGTATTCTAACAAGTTGCCGTGAAGGTCTCGGTTACACTTAACGCATTGACCATGTACATTGGATTCGTGGAAGCGTAGCCCCCAATGATTATTAGCGTTGTAAAAATGTCCTGCATCAAACTTTTTATTACGCAGGGAAGTCCCACAGGATACACACCCATTACCCTCGTCTCTAAGCCGAATGAATTTGTTGAAATATACCTGCGCCTTGACTACCCACTGCTGAGTGGTCATAAGTTCAGATTTCATCACTTTCAGTCGCTTACGTTGATTTTTCGCCTCTATATCTTTGATTTGCTGAAGTTTCGCCATTGCTTCTGACGACTTACATTCTACGTCCCAACAAACTCGCTCTAAAGGGCTAAAACGGGGCTTAAATGGATTTTTGCATATCCTACATCGCTTCATAATTCTACTTTTGACAGTAAAATTGCATTTTTTTGTCGTAACTCGCGCACTTCTGCCTCCAATTTCAGATTCGCTAAGTGGGAAGCATTGAGTGTCTTTTGAAGGCTGCTCATCTCGTCCTGAGCCAATCGTATGAACTCGTAACTTTCCAGTGCCATCTGCTCCCCTTCTTTCATGGATTTGATTAGATCGCTTCGGTGCGGATGCCTCTGCTCAATTTCTTCCCTGCTTAACTTAATTTTCAAGTACAGGGTATTGGCTTGAAGCCTCATTCGTAACAGGTACAATTCATAGTCCATAGAACAAATTTTTGTTGTTTGCTTTTTTCGGTCTTACGGGCGCAAGTGGATCAACGCTATGAATCAGGAAGCCTAACCCGTAATTAAACTCGCACAGGATCGGCTCATTAAGGCGATTAATTGCGCCTCCAGTTTCGACATCCTTAATCTTCTCAGCACTGAACATAGTGTAATGCCTCATGCTCTCGTGCTTGACTAACCGATGGATCACAAACATATCATCACACCTGTTCAGGAACGCTTTGCCCCCTTCGATATGGTCTTTCAATGGGGGCTTCAAATGTCCCTTCCATTCGCCTTCCGGATAAAGATTACCACTGCGCCCTGATTCACTATTCGGGTGCGTATTGATGTAGATTGTTTTTCCAGTACGATTGCAGAAGTCTCGTGCTAAGTTTAGGAATCGATAATTACCCTCGTAAGTCATGTCCCGATCGAGTCCCGTAAATGGATCAATTAAACAGGCGTTTGCCTCAGATTCTTCGAACACCCGTAAAAGCGCATCAGGTTTGTAAAGGATTTTGTTGTCCACGAACTCAAAGTATTGTTCGATGTACGCTGCAGTCGACATGATTTCCTGCTCGGTTAATTCGGTGAACTTTACACCCCGATACATTTGGATCATGTCCCTAAGAATTTGTCCTTTATGATTCTCACCTGCC